GTGGCATTTCAAATCCTGCTGTTGGTGCGGTTGGTATTGTTTCTGGGTCTAGCGAACGTTATCGCATTGCTGCCGACGGCGTAGCCACATGGTCGAACGTCGGCGGAGTCGCTGGCACCGCCATGACCCTCAACTCTACGGGGTTGGGGATTGGTGTTGGTCCGGGATACAAATTGGATGTCCTTACCGCTCCCGCTACTACTTCAATCCAAGGTTTACGAATCAGCGACGCAACTCGCCAAATGATTTGCGGTCAAACCGGAGCGACTTACAGTTATCTTGGAATTGGTGCAAATCAAAACGTAATTTATACCTCCCTTTCACGGCTGGACATCGTTGCGGACAGTCAACCGATTTTCTTGCGAACCGGATCGGCCAATTATCTTCAACTCGACACCTCTGGCAACGTCGGCGTGGGGGTTACCACATTCGGAACTTCTGCAGCAAAGGTTCTGGGTCTTGCGAACGCTACAGCTCCCACTACTTCACCCGCTGGAATGGGCCAGCTCTACGTCGAAGCTGGTGCGCTCAAGTACCGTGGTTCTTCCGGAACCGTCACCACGCTCGCTAACGCCTAATCCATACCACCATGACCACCATCTCTTGGATCATCGAACGCCTGTTGGTCAAGCCGACCGAAGGCAGTCTCACCGATGTCGTCATCACCGCCGATTGGCGTTGCAACGGCACCGACGAAACCTACAGTGGCACTTGCTACGGCTCCTGCTCGTTCCAACCGCCGTCTGGTAGCTTCACGCCATATCCTGACTTGACGCAGGAACAGGTGCTTGGTTGGTGCTACGCCAATGGCGTCGATCAAGCGGCTATCGAGGCGAACGTCTCGTTGCAGATCAACGATCAGATCAACCCGCCGATCATCGCTCCTCCGCTGCCGTGGGTGCCCGTGCCGCCTCCGGTTAAGGTTGCGGAGCCGGTGGTGGTTGTCGATACTTCCGCCGCATGATCAAGATCGAACTCAGCACCGAGCAGGTGAATAGCCTCCTCCAACTCATCGACATTGCGGTTAAGGCTGGTGGCGTTGCTAACGCCCGTGCAGCCCTTCCGCTTGTGGACCTCATAGTCTCAGCCGCACAGCCTAAATCCGAGTAATGGAACCAACGAACAGCAGCACCAGCCCTGGACTCAGCCTAGCAGCAGCGGCAGGTGCCACCGCTGTTTCGTTTATTCCATGGCTTACCGACTGGGTACAACTTATCACCGCGCTCATTGGCTTAGCCTGCGCCATCTACGGAGCCTATAGGCTGTTCAAATCCAAATGAAAAACACGAAAACAACTCTCGCCGGTGTCGGTGCAATCCTCGTCGCTGTTGGTGGTGCCTTACGGGCTGCCTTCGATGGTGACGCCAGCACCAACATTGACATCGCCTCGACCATCGCCGCGGTCACCGCCGGCATTGGTTTGATCATGGCTAAGGACGCCACCGAGAAGCCTCTGGTGATCGAAACTAAGCCGTGAATTGGGTCTATCAGATCCTCAAGGCTCTGCTCGACTGGTTCCGAGAAACACCACCTACCGATGTGCAACATGGCCAAGCACCTGATGATCTCAAGGATGATCTGGCTGGCCGTGTTGCCGATCTGCCTGGGTTGCCAGCAGACGAAGGTGGTCCTGGTCCCTTCCGGTGATCCTGTGATGCTGGCCAAGCCTACAACGGCCAGCGTCTACGGATTCGACAAAGATAAGAAGCTGGTGGGACCATCCAAGGTGGTCTTACCGGCAGGTTGGTACGTTTTACCGAAGAACTGATATGGGAACACCACTCACAGGCAGTAGCGTTGCATCGACCTACACTGGCCTACTCAAGAACGCCGACAACTCCACCGTAGGCGCAACGCTCAAAGCCATCAGCGACGGCAGCGGCAATGACTCTGCACTCCAGATCTCCAACGCCGCAGTTAATACTACCGGAGACTTTAGCGTAAACGGAGCCGCCAGCAAGTTCACAGTGGCCTCTGCAAGCGGCAACACGGCCATTGCGGGTACTTTGGCTGTCACCGGGGCTACCAACCTTTCAAGCCTCGCTACGAGCGGTGCAGCGACCATAGGCGGTGCGCTAAATGTCACCGGAGCAACCACGCTCACCGGCAACCTCACGGTACCGGGAAACCTCGCGGTCACTGGAACCACCGGGGTAACCGGTAATTTTGCGGTCAATACCAACAAATTCACGGTCGCGGCAGCAAGCGGAGATACGGTTATTGCTGGAACACTCGGTGTTACTGGAACAATTACGGCCAGCGGAAACTTGTCCGCCTCTGGCGCTCTCGGCGGAAACGCTCTTTTGATTAACGGAAACGGTACAATAACCGGATATCTTAATATATCAGGGGACTCCAACATAGGAAATGCCGGTACCGATACATTGGTTATCGCCTCAAACAACATCACGGTTCCCAACTTATCAACCGTAACGGTTGATCTTGCCGCCGACAATGTACTGATCAAAGATGCAACAGATAATAAGGTAAGGCTTGTTGCCGCTAGTTCATTGGGGATAAGTGCTTCCAATGCTCCTCAAGTAAAACAGACTCTCTATCAAGACTCCACCGCTGGTGCGAGTCCGTTCGTTGCCACAAGTGCTGGATCAGGAACTGAGATAACGGTGCTCACCACATCTATTACTCCTAGGTCTATAGCTTCAACCGTGTTGGTTACTATAGCGATCAACTATACTAGCATAAGTAATTCACAATTCGGAGCATTCAGAGTTACTCGAAACAACGTAGAGATTGGTTCTAACAATGTTGGTTCCAACTTGTATGGTATTGCACCGTTCACTGGACTTGGTGCTGCTTACAGCACTGAGTTCCTTAGTAGCCAGTTTATCCAGATTCTTGATTCACCTGCATCCGCATCTGCTGTTACTTACAGGATCCATTTGTATGCAACTGGTGCTACGTTCCCGTCAATGTGGGTTAATAAGACGTATCAAGATGTGATTAATGGAGCTAACTCATCTTCCGCTGCCCGCGCCAGCTCCTCAATGATCTTGCAAGAATACTTCGCATGAAACCCTCCGAAGCGGCTCAAGCGGCTTGCGACAAGCTGTCGTTCACAGACTCGGCCACCATCGCGTTGGCCAAGAAGTTCTGTATCCGCCGCTACTCGATGATCTGGGATTCCTGCCTGTGGAACGATACCCTCGGCATTATCTCTCATCCGGTCACCGCCGGCGATGAGATGATCACTCTCTCGGATTACGTCGCATCCGCTTACGCTTCAGGGACCGGTTACAACACCTTCATCGACTTCCCCGTAGCCATCCGCTTCACGGTCACCGGAGATACCGATGGCATCGAAGTTCCCGCCGCGGAATGGGTCTCGTTCTTCCAGCTCGATCCCAACACTTGGAACAACGTCGATAGCCGTAAATCCACCCCCGGCAACTTCGTTAACTGGACTCGATTGATCGGTGGAGCTTATGGCGAGGCCGGTGTTCCGCGCATCAAGCTCGTTCCCACGCCCAACGCCGATGGCACCCTGTTCATCCTCGCCAAGAAGCAGTCGCAGATGCGGCAGTTCGGTGAGGCGGTCACCATCTCAAACGATACCAACTTCGAGCTGCGAGGCGTAGAGAACGCTCTAATGGCCTACACTGAAGGCGATCTCCTCGAATACTCCCGGCAGTACGGTAAAGCCCAAGCCAAGTTCCAAGAAGGAGCCGCTCAGGTCGCCATCATGAAAGACATGGAACGCGGCCAACAACAGCAAATCAGCCGCATCATCCCAGATAGCTTGTACGATTACACGTTCCAAGACATCCTGTAATCCGCCATGCCATTCCAATCCTCAGATGCTCTCGATGACCAGATGCTTCTGGATGGAAGCACTGGGTTTTCGACCGGCGTAATTTCAGCCACTCGTCCCGATGGCATTCCTGCAACCAGCATGGAATCGGCCATCAACATGGACTATGACGACTTCGGCAATCTCGTCACCCGTCTAGGAGCCGTTTCACTGGCAGGCAACAGCATCACCGCCAACTGGGAAGACATCATCACCAACTGGGAGTCAACGACTTCCAACTTCGGCAGTAACCTTCCCATCAACGCGACGGTATTGTCCGGTTTCTACTTCGATACAGCCGCATCCGAACGCCTCGTCATCGCTGTTAATGACCTTAGCACCTCTACCAAGAGCCTCTACTTCGGATCACCCGGCGTTTCCTACAACCTGATTTCGGGTTCAACGCTCAACGCTTCCGCTTTATACGTCTATTTTGCGCAATTAAATGACAAATTGTTTTATTCGGACGGTCTCGGAACGCTGAAGTACGTCTCAAGCGCGAACCTCAACAGCTCGACTACAGCCGGCAAGATCAGCCGCATCGATGTCATCAATCAGGGGTCCGGTCATAACTCTGTCCCCACAATAACCATCTCCGCGCCTCCCAGCGGCATCACGGCTACGGCCACTGCGGTTGTTGCTAACGATGGTAATCTCGTATTCATAACGATCACCAATCCTGGCAGCGGTTATGTCACCGCTCCAACCGTTAGTGTTTCGCCAGCAAATCAATCTCACGCCGTAGCCTTTGTATCGCTCACGCCTCCTGCCAAACCGATCTATCTAACCACCCATACCAATCGGTTGTTCGCAGTTTCCGCGGATACATCCATCCAGCCCGATACCCTCTACTTCTCGGATATCCTCGATGGAGAATCCTGGGATCCTCTCGGGTCTCTTCGGATCGGTGGCGATGGCGATCCCATCAAGGGACTCTACTCTTGGTTTGGTTATCAACTCATCGTCTTCAAGGAACGCTCTATTTGGAGCGTAAATGCCGATCCTTCGCAGGATGCTGCCGATTGGACCATATCACTCATCAGCGGCAATATCGGCTGCTCATCGCACCGGTCAATCACCGCGGTTGGTCCTGACGTATTCTTCCTATCCCGAGATGGCGTCCGATCTCTCCAGCAGATCCAAGCCGGTACCCAGACTAGCGTAGGTCTCGCGCTTTCTAGCCCGATCAACGACCTCATCAGTCGCATCGACAAGACCAAGCTCGACCTCTGCGACGGTGTATTCTGGAACAACCGATACTTGTTGGCGGTTCCGTTCGTTACCGAGGAACCAGCGATCCTCGGAATCGAAACCGAGTACGCGCTCCTGACCGAGAACAGCCTCGATATCGCCCTCGAAGGTGCGCTCAACGAGAACAACGCGGTCATCGTGTATCACTCACTGGCCCGCTCTTGGCTTGGATATTGGGACAACTGGATTGTTAACGACTTCATTCCAACCTCGTTCTCAACATTTGGACCCGTCCTCATGTTTGCCGGCGATATTGTTTCGGTGTCAGCGGGAGCGGGCCAGGTCTGGTCATTCAACGATTACCTCCCGAACACCCGGTTGTCGCCGGTCTCAAGCTCCGCGTACACCGATGGCGGTGCGAATTACGAATCCACGGTTATCACCAAGGCTTACAACCTCAACGAACCTATCCCCGACAAGATCGGGTACAGCGTTCAGTTCGCTTTCGATAACCCGTACACTACCGCCACCACGACTGCCGCAGTGTCGTTGGCCAAGGATATGTCGGACACATTCGTAACTCTTGATTCCGCGCTGGCGATCACCTCAAGCCAGAAGTTCCTGAAGGCTTACAACCTCATCAGCCAAGGCCGCTGGAATACTTTGCAATTCAAGGTAACCGCAGACGCTGGTCGCTTGTCTCTGCAATCCACCATTCTCTCTGGCTTCGTTGATTCGGTCAGACCCCAGCAATGAACGCGCATCCAACCAATATCGAAGCGGCCAAGCTACTGCGAGAGAACTGGTCGAGTTTTTCCAATTGGACTGACGATCAGATTCTTAATTGGATTGGAATATTTAATGCCAAGAAACAGTTTTGGGTTGTTAAGAATGACGAAGGTAAGTGTGTTGGAGTAGCAGCGGTTAGATTCTTGAATTGCATAGAGCAGTCTGAAGACTTACATAGCAACCATCCAGATGGTCATATCGCGTGGGTTGAGCTTGTTATTGGAACAGAAAAATATGCTGTACAAACCCTATGGTTAGCTATGATGACGCATTGCTCTAAAAACGTCACTAAGCTAGGCGGGTTAAGCAACAACATTCCGCGTTTGTATGATTTCAAAAGATATTTCAAACTGTTGATGAACGAAAGGATTACTTATGGGCAAAAAATATAATGCTCCTGATTTAGGGGCCGCTAATAGAGAGGCCGTAGAAGCAGCCGCTGAAACTTTTCCAAAGCTACGGGCATTGGATGCAGCCGCTAGGCTTGGAACTAAAATTACATACGAGGGCAAGACGTATGATTTTAGTGGTGAGCAACCAGATGGCACTTTCAAGCCCATTGGCGATCTTCAGATAGCTGAAACTTTTGCTAGGGCCGCTGCTGCTATTGCACCTGAGCTTGCGGGCAAGCAGCTTGACCTTGCAAAGCAGTATGGAACTCAGTTTGCCCAACAGCGTCGAAGCGAGCTGGAGGCTCTTGATCCTCGGAAGTTCGATCTATACGAACAGTTCCTCAGCGATGTTAAGGGGGATGCCGCCGCTCCGGATACGCGGATAGACTCGCCCACCTACGAGAGCGTTGAAATGCCTGGTGCCCCAAAGGATACCGGGGCTTCTCAGTTGATCCGCAGCGAGCTTGAGCGTCAGATCCAACAGGGTCTTTCTCAGGTTGGCACTCTGGATCCAAGCATGGAGCGACGAGTTCAACAGGCTGCTCGCGCTCGCGGTAGTTCCATTGGCAATCTTCTTGGCAATCCTTCGGCTCTTCGTGAGTCGCTCGCAATTCAAGACGCTCTTGGTAACGCCAACTCTCAACGCTGGAACGCTGCAATGGGCTTGCTTCAGAGCGGTCAAAGCACAAGCGATACCGCCAATCGGAACGCACAGGAAGCCTTCCAGAACATCCTCGCGGCCACCGGTCAGCGGAACACCGCGGCGCAACAGAGCTTTGCAGGCCAGATGGCTTCGCAGCAGCAGATGTTGTCCGGTCGCCAGCAGAACATCGCCAATGTCCAATCCGCCCTGGGACTCCAGCCGATTGTTGGGCAAGCGGCAAATCTTGGGGGTCTTCAACAGGGTGCCACTCCGTTTGTTTCTCCTCAGTATACTCAGGGAATGCAGATGGCTGGCCCCGCAGACTTGATGAAGATGGGAACCGGATTCGCTCTGACCAACGCTCAGAACCAATACGAGTCCGATCAAGCGAACTCCTTCATGAATCAGTTTAAGGGGTATGCTGGTGCGATTGGAAACCTTGGATCATCCTACGCGGGCTTCGGGCTTGGCGGATGCTTTGTTGCTCGTGAGTGTATTCCCGCTCAGTGGGAGGCGTTCTACTTCTGGAAGGAACTCGTTGGGCCCAAGTGGTTCAAGAGCTTCTACGACAGCAACGCCGAGAAGTTCGCGAAGTGGCTCAAGAACAAGCCGAAGGTCAAGAAGCTTGTGGCCAACTGGATGATAGCTCGAATCAACAGCATAATCCCCAAAAACTGATATATGGCTGACGCAATCGATAATCTGGCTCAAGATCTGAATCAGGCCAATGCCGTAGATGAGTTCCCGGGATATCCCGGATACAAGATGGGAGATTTAGTCCCCAATATGGCAGGAGTCAGGGTTGGTGATTTGTTTTACGGTTTAGATCCGTATGGACAAGAAGCTCCATACAACTGGAGGACGGGAGGCTTTGAGTTTCAGGCTGCTCCTCAAGATCTAAGCAACCCGTCAACCTTAGCAACCGGAGAAGGAATTGATTTCAACGTCCGCGATCAACCTGTTGAGCGAATCAACATTGGGAATACGGATGAGCAGGATGCGTTTGTAGGAACAGGAATCGGAACCCCGCTGGATCCAGTAACTCAACAGAGATATAATACAACTGGAACCACTCCTTCTCCGGTAGGTGGTGTTGAGTATCTAACCCCAAAGCAGATTGAAGATCTTACGGCTGGCCAAACACCTTCTGTTCCTGAAGGTGTTGTGACTCGTGGAGAACCGGTTTCAATCCCGGGAAGAACGATTCCGGATTATATACCTATCGGGCAAATGGAGAACGGAGATGTTCTCTATGCTGACAGAAACAATATTAGGGATACAATTATACGCCCAAGTGCGTATTCAGTATCTCAAGAAGATTTGGATAAAGGAGTTGTACCTCAGAAGTTTAATTTTGGAGTCAACACCGCGCCTTCAACTTCTCAAGTAACACCAACACCAGTTGAATCATATCAATCTGTTGGCGCGGTTGAACCGACAACTACTAGCGTAGGTGGGTTTGATAACACTGGAGGAGATGTAACGGTTGGTCCTAATATTAGGGGTGCTGGTCCTGGTGGCAGTGTTAATGTTACTCCTGGTTATGTTCCCAAACCAGAAGTTAAACCGGGTGATGAGTTTAAGGATTCGCCTTACAGAATATTTGACCCAACAGGCAAAGATGATAAGTTGGCCCCTTACACTAGTCCAACCGGAGAAGTGTTTCCTACTGATCAAAATGGTTATAAATGGAATTATCAAACACAACAATTTGATTGTGTAGGCGGCAAGTGTTCTGAAAAGAATCCAGTCGAAGATACCCCTAAGCCTCCTGTTGTAACTACACCTCCCACTGGAGGTACTAAACCTCCTGGTGGTGGTGGTCAACCCGGCGGCGGTACACCGGGCGGTGGAATCCCCAGTGGCGGTGGCCAACCGGGCCGTGGACCAACCATCATCCCCCCTAGGGAGCCAGTCACTCCTCTCATAAGGCGTGAAACCGTCATCCCCACCAAGGGAACCAAGGAGGTTCCTCTACCCGATCGTCAGGCCGATCCTTTCGCCAAGCTCTACGCTGACTTGCTGGCCAACTCCCAACAGCAGCAGGACCAGTACCGATACATCAACTACGATCCCGATCAGATCATGAATGCCGCCATGAGCGGATTCAGGAGACGGGGTGCGATGCGGTCGTTGCAGGGTTAAAAACTATATCTTATGGCTACCAGAGAAGAAAACGAGGACATCAGGGCTATGCTTGAGCGGCAGGCCAATCAGCGCATCAACCCTTTCATGAAGGGTCTCTCCATGCTCACCGGAGGTATTGCCGGCGAGTTCACCGGGACCAACGAGGACATCCGGAATCGGAACTATGCGAAGCGGGCGTTGATGGAGCAGAATATAGGGGATTTGCAGGAAAAACGATCCATTGATCGTCAGTTGATGGTCAATGCGCTTCAGCAGGGAATCGCTGCACCCGAGGGAGCAACCCTTGAAGAGAAGATGGCCGACTTTAGGAACAAGTCTCTTCGTAGGCAAATTGCTGCTGGAGAGGGAATGGGTTATGGATTGGGCCAAACAATGGGTCCGTCTCAGTATGAAGCAGAACCCGCTTTCAAGATTGCTGCAACTCAGGCCGCGAATCAAATGGCTCAGAGAAGGGCTGATTTGCAACAAACAAAGGACATAGCCGCAGAAGAAAATAGGCAGTTTCTTGAAGGTCTAAATGTACCGATTCCTGCTGGAGCAACGGCTGGACAGCTTGAAGCTTTGCGTCGTACCCAGGATATCAAGATGCAGTCTAGTATTCCGTTTGAGCAACGCGGAGAAATCGCTAAAGCCGGTTTGAGGAGGCTGCAATCCTCTGGTGCTTATCCGTCACCGATGGATGTGTCCAAGATGACGCCTGCTCAGGCTATTGCGGAGGAAGAGCCTGCTTCCAAACAGTATGCCGAGAGCCAGCGCGTGTTTGCGTTTCAGAAACGTGAGCAGGCCGAACAAAACGTTGTTCGTGGATTCATGCAGGAAGCTCGAAAAGAAGCTCCCGATCAGTCTAAGTTGCAGGAGATGTTCTATGCTCTTCCTTTGGATGCTCAGAAAGATGCTCGTAATCGCGATATAGCTGGAGTTACGAGCGTTGCGACTCCTAAGGAGCGCGAGCAACTCACAAAATATACTGGTTTGCTTTCTAAGGCTCAGACACTTGCTGGAAATCTCTCTGAGTTGGCCAAGAGCGATGACCTCTCAAAAGTCTCTCAGCAGAACTTCAATGGATTCACAAGTTGGCTTCGAGGTGTTAGCAATAAATATGGTTCTGAGGATCCAAAGGTTGCTCTGCTAAACGACGTTGTTCAGCAATTTGAACAAGTTGTTGCTGGGACACGAAAAGATCTGTTCGGTGCTTCGCTTACTGGAAATGAGCTAGTTTCAGCGCGTTCTCAGTTCGGTGATCCTAACTCTGCGAACTTCCTGCCTCGAATGATCGGATTCTTGGATGGCGTGTTTAGCCGAGATGTTGTTCAAGAAGACTTTAAATCATTTGGAATTCAAGTTCCTGAATCTCTTGAGAAGCGCACACAAGAGGCCCGTAATTCTTGGCTAAAAACTCGTGAGAGTCTCAACTTTGGAGGGAAACAGGGCACATCCAAAAACAAAGACAGTAGAATTCAAGATCTTCGAGGAGAGTTAAACGCTCTTCGCTCTGCTCTCACTAACGCACCTTCTACAACCCGATAATCACAATGGAAAATAGACCCACTCGTGAGGCTGCTTTAGCCCGCATGGCTGAGATTGAAAAAGAGCTGGCTAAGTTAGAGTCTGAATCTTTCACGAGCGAGCAAGATGATCAGCGTAGGATTGCAATGGCTACCGCTGCGGCACGAGCTGGTGGTGGCGGTTTTACTGGCCCTCCTCTTCAAGATCCAGAAACCGGCAGGGATTTGGCAACTGGAGCGGTTAGATACGGAATTCCTTTGGGTGTTGGCCTTGCAAGTGGAGGTTTAGGAATACCAGCGATGATGGCCGCTGGAGCTGGTTCATCCTTGGTTGGCGAGGCTGGAGCGCAGGTAATGGAAAAGCAGCTTGAAGGGAAAGAGTACCGTCCAAGAGAAATCCTCGGTGCAACTATCCGCGGTGCAGCACCGGTGTTCAACAAGGTTCCACTTGCATTAACTAAAACGGTTGGTGCTGCGGGTCTTGCTGGAGGTTTGGGAGGATTGGCGGAAGGAAAAGGTCCGCTCAAAGAGGCTGGAATTCAAGCAGGTGCTGTAGGCGCACTTGGAACCATCGGAAAAGCGGCTGGAGGAATGAGCGACTTTTTGCAAGGTGGAATTGATCGCAGCGGACTTGTTGAATACATGGGTTCCAGGCTTCCTAATGTTGGACCTGGAGTTGAAGCCACTGTTGGTCAGGCATTCCCAATATTTGCGGGTCTTGAAGCTCGCGTTGCTTCACAGACTGGAAGTCAGGAACTTAGCAAACAGCTTCAAAATCAATCTGAAGCAATAGCTAGAGCTGTTCAAGGTGTCATGGGCACACCTGCTGAAAACTATCCCAATCTTGTAAACCGAATTTCCAACACGATTGGAGATCTTGGACCGGAGACAGGTGCGAGGCTTGCAAACGAAGCTCAAAACGTAAATTCGGCGTTTGCTGCCGTTGAAAACGCTCGTTCAGCAGCTCAGAAAAGCATTGCTCAAGACGCTCTTACTGAGGCTCAACAGTCATTCCAAAAGGCCGTTGAGATGGAAACGCTCAAGGGGGGAATCAGAACTGGTGCTGTTGGCCCCTATCAAGTGATTCCGGCGGGCCAGAGAATCGAGGGTATTGCCAATCAGGCAAAGGAGGCAATTCGTACCGAAGCTCGTCGCTTGTATGGGCCTGCAAATGCTTCTGAGGACATTCCCGCATTTGACCTTTTTGCCGGGGTTGGAAATCAATCGTCATTTGCTGATCGGGCCAACGAAATCCTTCGCAGGATACCCAACATCTCAACGTCTACTTTGGCTGACGTTCGCGAAATACTTGGAAGAAAGAAGACGGTCGCTGCACCGTATTCTCCTGATCCAACTGCTCCCCTAACCGTTTCCACTCCTCAACTCGCTACGTTCAAAGAAATTCAGGGTATTCGAGATGAGCTGTACGACTTTGCTGATTATTCTGGAGAAGCCATTGGAGATAAGGCTCAAGCCGAAATCCGCAAGCTTGCAGGAAGTCTTACAGACACTGTTACCGATCAAGCTCCCAAGACGCTTGGTCAGGATGTGGCCGACTCGATTAAAGCCGGAGAGGAGTTCTATGGAGCCACAAGGCCCAAGCTGGACGTTTTCGGTGTCAAACGTGCATTTGCACCGGAGACTATGGAGCGCGGTCAGATGGGCCAAGCTGCTGTTGGTGGCGTCAAAGCTCAAGGCGTGATGGCTCCAGAGTTCGCAAACTTGGAGTCATTGGTTCAGACCCTTCAGAATCGCAAGGTTGCCAATGCTCCGAGCATGCAACCGATCATCGACGACATCCGATCAGGCATCGTTGACAGATCAATCGACAAGGCAACTGGCCAGCTCGATCTGATGACTTTGGCTGGAGATCTAAACAACATCGCTCAACAAGGTGGGAATGGGCTTCAGAAACTTGGATTCGGAACTCGCAGCGAACTCAATCGGTTTGTCCAGTATATCCAGAATCTCGATCCCGCCCAACAAAAGGGTCCAGAAGCGGTCCTTTCACTTTTAAAGACCGGTACTCCCGCAGGATTCGCTGTAGCATCCAGGGCGGTCAAAATGCTTCCAGACCTTGCCACCGTGGATTCAGTGCTTCGTTCCCTTGAAAAACAAGCTGTTGCGGGTTCCAAAAAAGCTGGGGAAACACTTCTCAATATTCGCGCTCGCGAAATCGAGGATTTGTTGCTCAAGGCAAGTTCTGAGGGCCGCGTTGCAAATCTTGGATCATTGACCGAGCTTTCCGATCCGGCCATGCGGGCCAATGTTGAGTTGATCATCGGCAAAAACCTGATGAAGCAAATTGATTCCACGTTTATCCCAGGATTCCGCGTGATCGAAGAAGCCCGTCAAGCTGCCGGGATGGCCGGTTCTACAGTCCGAGGAGCGGCATTGGAACGTGTTGGTCGATCAGTTACGCAAGGCCCTGTTCAAATCGCTTCAGGAGACGTCAAACAGGGCGTTCAGAACATGTTGGGAAATGCGGCAGCGGCCTTAGGATACAATGTCGTAGCCAAGGTGTTTGCCAAAGGAGCTGGGGTTTCTGGATTAAGAAAGCGGCAAGATTTCATGAATTTTCTCCAGAAAATCGCTGAAAAACCTACTCCTCAACAGATAGAACTCCTTCGGCGATACGCGGGCGAAGACCGCTCCGAGTAAACTTTCCGAAAGAAAACTCTCGACAGTTTGCAACACGCTGCTACTTTGGCTTGCGTGAGCGTAAAACTTCTAACCGTCCAAGAGATCGCTTCGGCTCTCGGGACTCATCCCGAGACAGTCAGGCGGTGGATAAGGTCAGGAAAGCTTCCGGCTATGAAAGCTACGAAGCGCACCATCCGTGTCCGCTCCGATGTAATCGAGGAACTCCTCAGACAAAACCCATGAACAACTCAATCGCAACGACAACACCCTCGGATAACTCCGAGATGTACGCCAAGATCCAAGACCCCATCTCAGCCATCGAAAAGATGGGCGAGTGGATCGCGGCCAGCGGAATGCTGGGCTGCACCAAGGTAGAACAGGGAAAACTCATCGCGTGGCAATGCGCCGCGGAAAAGAAAACCCCGTTCGATTTCAAGAGAGAATACCACATCATCAATGGTTCTCTCTCCATGCGCTCAGACGCCATGCTCGCCGGTTACCGTGCCCGCGGAGGTAAGATCCTCTGGAAGCAGTTCGACTCCCGCGCCGCCATCGCCCTCTGGACCTACGATGGCAATGCTTGCGAGATTGGGTTCTCTACCGAGGACGCTAAGATGGCCGGCTTACTGCCTGCCAAGCCGGGGTCTGGGTGGGCCAAGGATCCATCCGCAATGCTCCGCGCTCGTTGTATATCCAAAGCGGTTCGCATGCTCGCCCCCGAGGTTGTGGCCGGCATCTACACACCTGAAGAGACCGAGGAGTTTACTCCTGCTCTCACCGAGGTATCGGTCGCTCCCACTAAGTCCTTCGACATCACCGCCAAACTCGAAGCCCTGTTCGAGGACCGCGAGCAAGAGGTTAACGCTTTGCTCCTCAAAGCCGGTCGCATTCAGGATGGCCAGACCTTCCGCGATCTCCCCGATGCGGTTGCATCCAAGTACATAAGCAAGCCGGACCTCATCCTCAGCAAGCTCGCCGTCATCGTCAGCCCCGAGGTTATCGCTACGGAGGTGCAACCGTGATCGATAAACCCAGCAAACAGCAGGAGCAATTACCGCCTTCTGTGAAGATCACTCTCCGTGATTACTTCGCTGCGATGGCGTTGCAGGGTCTGCTTTCAGCAGGATCATGTAGCTCTTTTGAAGATGCAGCTTATTCCGCATACCAAGCAGCCGATGAAATGATCGAATGGAGAAAGCGAAACAAATGATTGATATCATGTACGACATGCCCGCCGCGGATTACCACGAGGCGAAGGCACTCTCGAAGTCTGGTCTCGATCAGTTCCGCAAGAGTCCCGCGCACTTCCGCTCTTGGCAGGATGGTAAGACCCGCAACGAATCCAGTCCCGCGCTGGAGTTCGGTACCGCTGCCCATTGCGCCGTCCTAGAGCCGGAACGCTTCATCCTGACCTACAGGCTCTTCAATGGTGATCGTCGCACTAAGCAGGGTAAGGAAGACCACCAACTGATCATCGACAACGGACAGATCCCGCTGCCGCCGGATCAATGGTACAACCTCACCGGAGCAGCCGATGCGGTTCACGCTCATCCTGCTGCCGCTGGCCTACTGGATGGAATCAAGACCGAGGTCTCCTACTTCGCCGAATGGTCCGGCATCGAGGTCAAAGCCCGTATCGATGGGATCGGCAAGGATTACATCATCGACCTCAAGACCACCCAAGACGCCAGCCCCGCGGCGTTCGCTAAGTCTTGCGCTCAGTTCCGCTACCATGTTCAAGCCGCTTGGTATCAACGTATCACCGGCATCAACCGGTTCATCTTCATCGCAGTCGAGAAGGAAGCACCATTCGGAGTCTGCTGCTACGAACTCGACCAGCAGGCCATCGATCTTGGTAACTCCATTATCGACGAGCAGCTCCGCACGTTTATCGAATGCCAGGAACTCAACTCTTGGCCTTGTTACCCTTCCACCACCCAAACACTCTCGCTGCCCGCGTGGGCGGCTCGTCAGTCCGAATAACAAACATCAACCAACGCACAATAATATGACATTCAAAGTAGATCGCGCATCCGCAGAAGTTAAGCCGTTCGCACAACCCGGCGAATACACCGTCACCGTCAACTCCTGTAAGGACGATGGACTCGATAAGTCTGGCAACGCCGTCGCAACCCTCCGTTACAAGGGGCCAGCCGGCGAAGTAATCAGCGACCGGTTCGTTCTCAAGGACACCATGATGTGGCGGCTTCAGGCACTCATCAGTGCCACCGAAGCTAACATCGCTGATGGAGATGAGTTCGATTTTAGTGTCGGAGGGGCTTTCCTCCGATTCCTTCAGGGATTCGTTGGCTTGTCCCTCGTGATCGTGATCGAGGAGGAGAAGTACATCGACAAGCACGGGGCCGAACAAACGACCTTCCGAGTGCGCCGCATGAAGAAAGTGCCCGCTGATCTCGACGCCATCTAATATCTAAACGAAAGCCCCCGGGAGGTGCAGCTCCCGGGGGTGATCGAGTCCCAAACAAACATAGTCGCAACGAACGCTATGCAGACCAAAGATCATCCCGAAACCAATTCGACGCAAGCATTTCTGCTGCGTCCCTACCAGCAACGAGCCGTCGAGTGGGCATTGCTTGCCCATAGCGGACTCATCATCGCACCAGCAGGATGCGGTAAGACACTGATCGCTTCCTCGATCATCAAATACGCTGCTACCAAATTTCCCAATGTGAGTTTCGGATGGCTCGCTCCCACTCGTGAGACCTGTCAGCAGGCAACCATTGCGCTCATCGCTGCTGGAGTGGACATCTCTCGCGTCGAAGTCAGGTGCCCACATGAGTCAGTCGATTTCTCTAAGAAGGCCATCCTGATCGTCGATGAGGCGAAGCATGCGCCCGCCGTCACATGGCGCAGGATCATTGAGTCATGCCCTGGATCAATCTTCGGCTTCGATGCCACTCCTTGGTCCGATGACCCAGATAGGAACCATGAACTTCAAAAGCTTTTTCGTTTTCAGCAGTACGAAATCAAGCGTGATGAACTGGCCGGTGTACTCGCTCATGCAACCGTGTACATGCATTCTGCCACTGACCTCCATCTCCAGCAGAGGATCGATGATCAAATCGAGAGGCTGTTCGCCGATCGAAAGAGGTACATGCAAGTCAGTCAGCCCATCCTTCGGGCCATGTGCGCTTGGGAAGCACTTACCGAGATCGGTATATGTGGTAACAGGGCTAGGAACGATATGGCGATCATGATGGCCGCATCCGGTAGTCCTAAATACCCCACGCTTGTTCTGGTTCCACGAGTTACACTCGGAGAATATTACAACCTATCCTTGAGAGGCTCCGTACTTGTTCACTCGAAGATGCCAAAAAAACATCGCCGCGAAGCGATGGAAGAATTCAAGGCAGGGAACATCGAAATCATGATCGCCACTTCATTGGCCGATGAGGGGCTTGACCTTCCTAACGTCCACACCCTCGTAATGGTATCTGGAGGGCGGTCCGCACAGAAAACCATCCAGCGGGCCAGCCGTGCGCTGCGGCGGGCACCAGGCAAGGACACTGCCCTCATCCATGACTTCAAGGATACCTTCCATCCTCTGGGTCAAGCCCACTCCAAGAAACGGGTTAAGTGCTACAAGGAACTTGGATGCGCGATTCTATGAACACCGCACTGACTATCATGGGCATGGCAGTACTGCTGCCACTGTGCGTGATCGCCGGGATCTATGTCGGCCACTCTCTCACTATTCGGTCCCAACAAACAAAAACCAATGAACAAAACAATCGTAGCCTGTGACCCAGGCGTAAACGGCGGGTTCGCTATCCACACCAAGGACGGCATCCTTCTCTTCGCAATGCCCGAGTCGTTGCCGGATATGGCGCAACTCCTCAGCGGATTCAAGGTGGCGGACAGTCACCTATGGATCGAGAAGGTACCCAAGTTCGTGTCCAAGCTTACGCCCTCAGCAAGCGTGGCAACCCTGCACGAGAACTACGGAATCGTCCAAGGACTGGCCTACTCTCAAGGCTACGCGCTTCACCGCGTGGAACCCAAGATATGGCAGGATCCTCTTGGACTCGGTGGAAAGCGGTCATGCGCCAATTCCGCGGAATGGAAGCGCAAGCTCAAGAGCAAGGCCCAGGAGCTGTATCCGCAACTAGACGTCACATTGAAGAACTGCGATGCGCTCCTCATCCTGCACTACGCACTCGGAGGTGGCCGATGAGCGACAAGATCAAGAGCTTCATCGATAGCGGCACCGGCGTGTACAGCATCAGCAAGAAGGAGGCTGGAGAAATCCACAAAGCGGCTAAGAAGGTGAAGAACTATGCGTTCAGTTACTGGACAAGGAATCGCAAAGCCAAGGAGGCGAAATGAGCGATCATATTCCTGACCTCACGAAAATGATCAGCGACACACCGAGGATGGACCTTGCGCTTCGTAAGGCACAGGAAGATTGCACTGAATCACATCTATTAACTGAAGGCCTGAAACTCGAACGCGAACTCAACGCGGCCAATGAGCGCATCTCAAAGCTATACGACTACGTTGCCGCGCTTGAAACAGGAGGTGACTTGATGGCCAACGAACTAAGCTTTGGATACGACGTTGATCTGTGGAACAAAGCCAGAGGGGAGGCCAAGCCGTGAGCACATCCCCCAGATCTGACGTCATCCAGTGGCATGACAGGTCCAAGATCCAACTTCTTGAACACATCGCGTCCTTGGAGAAAGAAGTTAGCATTGAGTCGCAGCGAGCGACCCACTATCGCGAGCAGTGGCAGATAAGTATTTTGGCTTTCAAAGAACAGGAGAACTCGATCCGGTCGCTTTGCGAAAACTCGCGCAGGTACGAATCAGATGCTGAGGCATCCAAGCAACGCATCAAGCGACTGGAGGAGGCGGGGGATGCGCTATTCGAAAACTCTAATCCGTCACGCTGGGATTCACCAGCAGACGCTGCTCGAAAGATAATAGACCAATCAAACTGGAACAAAGCCAAGGAGGTCAAGCCGTGAGAAGCTCAATCAAACAATTTCACCGAACGCTGAAACATAAACAACAAATGAAAACAAAACTATCACCAGCATTGCAACTGGAAGCAATGCTTAGTGGCAAAACCAAAACGCATCGCACAGGAAACAAAATGGAAATGCTTAACCAAAAAATCAAAGAGCTTGAACTCAAGCTGGAGTCGGCCAATGAACGCATCAATCAGTTGAAGGAGGAGCTAATGGACGCTAAGAACAAGTATGCCGCGCTGGTTGCGGACGTTGCGTTGTACGAGGACAGGGGCGAGCGCATCAAGCGGCTGGAGGAGGTTGGAGATGTGGCGCAAAGCCAAGGAGGCCAAGCTGTGAGTGTTGAGGAACGAATCCTTTTCCTAGCGGAGTCTCCCGATTGCAACCATCCACGCGAACTCCGCGCAATCGCCT